CAAGCAGTTGAGGGTTCAGGATTTGCAGTTGCGTTAAGAGTAAATGATGGTGGTTCTACTGCACCATATTCTTTAAAAGGATTTCAGTTAGAATATCAAACAGGAGCAAGGAGATAAATGGGAGCTACATATACAAGACAGTCTTCGTATAGCGATGGCGATACAATCACTGCTGCTCATACCAATGATGAGTTTAATCAGTTATTAGCAGCCTTTGCATCAAGCACAGGACATACACACAATGGTGATGCAGGTGAAGGTGGACCTATCAGTCTTTTATCAGACAGTAACGCAAATAATAAAATATTAATAGATGAATCAAATAATCATTTAGAATTTTATGTAGAAGTATCAAGTTCTGCTGTACAACAAATAAGAATACAAGATGGTGCTATTGTTCCTATTACTGATAATGATATTGATTTAGGAACAAGTAGTCTTGAGTTTAAAGATTTACATTTAGATGGAACTGCTAATATAGATAGTTTAGTTGCAGATACTGCCGATATAAATGGGGGTACTGTTGATAATGCAATTATTGGTGGCTCAACTGCAGCAGCTATTACAGGCACAACACTTGTAGCGAATACAAGTTTAAATATTGCAGGTGATGGTGCAACAGTTACAGGAATTAAAGATGAAGACGATATGTCTTCTAACAGTGCTACTAAATTAGCTACACAACAATCTATCAAAGCATATGTAGATTCACAATTAACTGCACAAGACTTAGATTTTCAAGCTGATAGTGGAGGTGCTTTAAGCATTGACTTAGATAGTGAGACCATGACTTTTACAGGTGGCACAGGTGTTGATACTAGTGGAAGTGGTAACGCAGTTACTATTGCAATAGATTCAACTGTAACAACATTATCAGGTACACAAACTCTTACAAATAAGACATTAACTTCACCAAAAGTAAATGAGGATGTAGCAGTTACTGCAACTGCAACAGAGCTAAATTTATTGGATGGTGTCACTGCTACAACAGATGAACTTAATATCCTAGATGGTGTTACATCCACTGCTACAGAATTAAATTTTGTTGATGGCTCAACTGCAGGTACAGTTGTAGCTTCAAAAGCAGTTGTTGTTGATTCAAATAAAGATGTAAGTGGTTTTAGAAATCTAAGTATTACAGGTGACTTGACAGTCTCGGGTGATGACATCACTATGGGAACTAACACATCAGGTCATTTACTTATAGCAGATGGTACAAACTATAACCCTACAGCGATTGAGAATTTAAGTAGTATAAGTAGTTTGGACAATGCTGATGTATTCATGGTAGTAGATGTTACAGATAATAGTCTTAAAAAGACTACAAGAAGTGATATTGTAGCAGGTCTAGTAACAGGTAACGAAATAGCAAACGTAGTAGAAGACTCAACTCCACAATTAGGTGGTGACTTAGACGTAAACGGAAATGCTATTGTATCTGCATCTAATGGTAATATAGCAATTACTCCAAACGGAAGTGGTGTTGTAAGAATTGATGGCTCTAATGGTATTGATATGCAGTCAGGTGGTATATCAATTAAAAACTCAGGTTCTGAATCCTACGTAAGATTTTATTGTGAGTCTAGTAATGCTCATTACACGCAACTACAAGCAGCACCTCATTCAGCATACAGTGGTAGTCCTACTGTTGTTTTACCTGCATCAGCAGATACATTAGTGGGTAGAGCTACAACAGACACATTAACAAATAAATCATTTGGTGATAACACTAGCTTTGGTGACAATAACATTACCAACGTTGGAGACATTGCTCTTGATTCTATTAGTGCAGATGGAACAGATATTAATGTAGCAGTATCTGATAACTCTGCAACTGCTTTTACAATAAAACAAGGCTCAGATAATTATCTAGTTATAGATACAGGTAACAGTGGTGAGTCTGTTCAAATAGGTACAGGTGTATCAGGAACTGCCATTACTTTAGGACATGGCACTTCAGAGGTTACTGTATCGGACAATCTTACAGTAACAGGAAACTTAACTGTATCAGGAACAACAACTACAGTAAACACAACAAACACTACTATTTCAGATAACTTATTAGAATTAAATAGTGGTGCAAGTTCTAACTCTAACGATGTAGGTATTATAATACAGAGAGGTTCTACAGGTAACGATGCGTTATTTATGTGGGATGAGTCTGCAGATAAATTTGCTTTAGGTACAACTACAGACAACGCAAGTAGCACAGGTAACCTTAATATGACAACAGGTACACTTGTTGCTAATATTGAAGGTGACGTAACAGGAGATGTAACAGGTAATGTAAGTGGTACTGCTGCTACAGTTACAGGTGCTGCTCAATCTAATATTACATCACTTGGTACATTAACAACATTAACAGTTGATAACATTATAATTAATGGCACGACAATAGGACATACTTCTGATACTGATGCTATAACTATAGCCTCTAATGGTAATGTTACAGTTTCTCAAAATCTGACAGTTACAGGTGACCTAACTGTATCAGGCGATGATATTACTATGGGTACAAATACAAGTGGTCATATCATGGTTGCAGATGGAACTAACTTTAATCCTGTGGCAGTGTCAGGTGATATTTCTATGGCATCTAATGGTGCAGTTACAATAGCTGCAACTTCTGTAGAAAATTCAATGTTAGCAGGAAGTATAGCAGACAGTAAACTTAATACAATTTCAACAGCAAACAAAGTGGCATTATCTGCATTAGATATAGATGGTAGTTCAGACATTGGTGCTGATTTAACCACATCAGACTTAATTGTTGTAGATGATGGAGCAGGTGGCACAAATAGAAAGGCTGCTTTATCAAGACTAACAACATTTATGACTGCTCAAGGCTTTTCATCTGAAGACCCAACTGCTTTAGCAATAGCGTTAGGTTAACAGAGAATACTTGACAAAAAAACATAAATAGTGTATAATTATAAGGAAATAGAAAAATGGCAAATACATTTAAATTAAAGAACAACGCAGTGATGCCTAGTAGTGCAGGTACTCCTGACACTCTTTACACTGTGCCTAGTAGCACAACTACTGTTGTCATAGGATTAACACTTGCGAATGTTCACACATCACAAGTTACTGCTTCGGTCACAGTAATAGATAGCAGTAACAGTAATGAAACCTCACACGTAATAAAAGACGCACCGATACCTGTAGGCAGTAGTTTAGAAATTATGTCAGGTAATAAAATAATTTTAGAAGCGTCAGATATAATAAAAGTAGATTGTTCTGTGGCAGATAAAGTTAGTGCTACATTAAGCATTATGGAGATAACATAAAATGCCATATTTAGGTAACATATCGGCTAATAGATTTGCATCCACTCCTGCAACAAAAAGATTTAACGGAGATGGTAGCACTACTAGTTTTACGTTAGATACTGCAGCATCAGCAGACCAAGAAATATTAGTTTCTGTAGATGGTGTTATACAAGATAGTGCTAACTATTCAGTTTCAGGCACTACGCTTTCTTTTGATAGTGCTCCATCAAGTGGAACAAATAATATATTCGTAAATTACATAGCTAGACCCATAGCTACAGTAGGACATCCTTCAACTAGCAATCTACAAGCGGCAGCAGGTACATTTACAAGCACTCTTGATGTTACAGGCAATACTACTCTAAGTGGTAATCTTACCTTAACAGGAACACCAACAGGAAATTTTATCACTCATATTGACCAATATAGAATAACTGGTGATTTTGATACGGATGCTAATCCTTTAGGTTCAGGAACACCATCAGCAAATACAATAGAAAGAAATGATACTACAGGAGTTGCTTTATTAGGAACTGCCATGA